ACAACAGATAGACTTATCATGGGGAACGACGACGGAAAACCTAGACGAATAGAAGAAATAATCCAATTTTTAAAGGATACACAATTTATAATGACATCTATTTTACATCAATTAGAAATAGAAGAAAATTATGAGGCGTGTGCTGAGTTATATGAAGACATAAACGACATAACTAAAGAAATAATTGAACATGAACGAATCAAATACATATCTGAAACAACAGGACGGCAGTATAACATATATTAACGATTGTCCTTCGATAGTAAGAAACAAATATGCAAGTAACACTTTTCAACCCACACAAGGGACAGAAACAGATTATAGACGAATTTGCCGACAGTAAACATAAATTTGGAGTAGTAGCATCTCCAAGACAATATGGTAAATCGTTATTAGGACAAAACTTACTATTATATTGGTTATTAAAATCACCTAATCAAAAAGGTAGTTGGGTAAGCCCAATTTATAATCAATCAAAGAAAGTATTCCAAGAATTAGTCGGTGCGGCACATGATTTAATCGCCGAAAAAAACAAAGCCGATTTATCAATCAAATTCATTAACGGTAGTACACTAATATTCCTATCAGCCGAACGATATGATTCAATTAGGGGTTTCTCATTTACACATTTAGTAATTGATGAAGGTGCATTTATAAGGGAACAAGCAATCAACGAGGCAATTATGCCTACATTAACTGCCATAGGTAAAAAATGTTTAATTATATCTACACCTAAAGGTAAAAATTGGTTCTATAATTATTATACACGTGGAATTCAATTAAATGAAACGTATATCTCGTTTAGAGGCGATTCAAGCGATAACCCATATGCTGACAAGGAATTCATCGCTGAACAACGCCGTTCTTTACCTGATGACATTTATAGGCAAGAGTATTTAGCTGAATTTACTGATGCGGGTAGTGAAGTATTCCGTGGTTTAGATAATGTATGTATATTAGATAGGTTTGAACAAACAAGTAGGGATAGATGTTTCGTCGGTGTAGATACAGGATTATCAAATGATTTTTCTGTACTAACAATTATGAACGAAGCAGGTAGAGTATTACATATCGAAAGAACCAACGGTGAAAATATAAATACCATAGCAAATCAGTTTATCAACATATTAGGTAGATACAACGTAGCAGGTGGTTATATAGAAACAAACGGTATAGGACAAGCAATGTTCGATTTAATAAATCCTAAATTTAGACGATTACAAAAATTTACTACAACACAAGATAGTAAAACAATAGTTGTAAGGGCGTTAATTGAAGATATTGAACAACAAAATATAGAATTACCAAGTAAAGATTTATATCCTGAATTGTATAAGGAATTATCGTTATACACATATAAGTTAAGTACTAATGGTAAAATATCGTTTTCACACCCTACTGGAATGCATGATGATTTAGTCGACGGACTATTATTAGCTAACAAGGCAAGGGTAACAATTAGAACAAACAAAATTTATATAGGAACTAATTAACAACATTCCTTTTTAAAAGTTACATATTTATAACCACATGGCAATTAAAAAAATAGCAATAACGATACCGGATTATCTATCGGTTGGCAAGTATCAATTACTACAAAATTTAGAACACCTAACGGAACTAAATAAGGTAATTGAAACTATAGCCATTATAACGGATATGGATAAAGACGAACTAATGACTTGGACACCTAAGGATTTAGCAATGGTATACTCAGACGTTATTAAATGTATGGACCAGAAAGAAACATTCTATCCTATATTCGAATCAGCCGACGGAACATTATATGGTTATTCTAACATCAATGAAATGACGTTAGCCGAATTTACTGATTTAGAACGTTTATGTGCTAAGCCAAATGAGAATCTACACGAGATATTATCTATATTATATAGACCAATTGAATCACATAGATATAAAGATTTTACTTGGACTGTAGCTCACACATTTAGAGTTAATGTTCGTAAAATGGATAACATATTCAAGCATTATAGGTTAAAAAAATACGATTCAACGGATAGAGTTACTGACGCTGAACAATTAGGAAAGGAGATTCCATTAGCATTCGCATTGGGTGCATTGGGTTTTTTTTTAGGAACCGCAAACGGATACTTGAACACTATAAATCCCTCTTCCAATCAACAGGAAGCGGAGAAGATGAAGAAGTTGGATATGATGAACCTGAGAGTTTTAACAAGCATTGGGGGTGGTTTGCGACAATTTATTCACTCTCGAAAACGAATATTCTCTCTATCACAGGAGAAAGTAGTATCGTTGACTTAAATTTTACATTCGTATTAAATTATTTAGCTATAGACAGCGATTTTAGTAGAGAACAAGAAAACGAAGCCAAACGACAAAGACAACAACGTAAAATAATATAACATGAACGAACAAATATTAAAATTACATTCCGAAGGATGGGCAGCAGATAGAATAGCGGCACAACTAATGGTACATTCTCAGGATGTAAAAGCAATTATTGACGGAGCAGATATTAGCTTAGAAAAAAAAAATGCGCCGGTTGCGGTAGACGTAAAACCAAAGGTTAGCAAAATATCTAAATCAAAAGACAATGGCTCAATATAGCTATAAAAAAATAGTATCAATATTCGAAGATGCTGCTAACGCACATCAAGGAGTAAATACATTTGGGTTCGGATCTATAGATTACTTAGATGCCAAATCACAAAACGTATTATACCCATATGTATTCTTACGTCCATTAACATCACCTGGATTAAATCTAAGTATACGTAATTTAAATTTCGAATTATATTGTATCGACGTTCCTACATTAGCAAATCAAGAACCGATTGACATAATGAACAATATGGAACAAGTATTATATGATATGATATCTTATTTTAATACAGGACCATATCAGCAAGAAATAGGTATTAACCTAAACAACATAATCCCAACATTAGAAGCCTTTAATGATAGAGCATATGGTTGGGTTGGCAACATAGTAGTCCAAACCGACGGGGCTTGGAATTATTGTAATTTCCCTAACTAATGAACATAGAAGAAGCATTAGACGAATACTTAGTACTTATCTCGGATGCGATGGTAAACGAATTATTTAATAATCGTTCCGTCGCATCAGGTGATTTAGCTCGTTCTATTAAAAATAATAATAGGGTAGATAAAACATTTGAGGGGTACCAAGCAGTATTAACTATGCTTTGGTATGGTGAAGTAGTAGATGACGGTACAGGTAGAGGACCAACTGTAAAACCTAGTGAAAGCACAAATATTGTTAAATCTATTGAATCGTGGATTAGGAGAAAAAATATAACTCCACCTGCCGGATTTAAATCTCCAAATCAATTCGCACTTGCTATAGCAGCAAAAATTAAACGTGAAGGTACTAGAGCAACAAAACGTGCTTATCCATTTATTAACAATAGTATAGATCAAGTAAAAAGACAATTCGGAGATGCTTTAATTGAAAAAGCTGGTTATGATCAAATAACAGATCAATTAGATATAGCATTTAAAAATTCAACTAAATAATGGCAGTAACAATAAACCAATCGCCGACATTACCTAATGGTACACAAGCCGATATAATATATACTTTATCGTCAACCAATGCTACTGAACCTCAATTCAAGTATGTATGTAACATTAAATCCGAAGGTGGAACATTACTATCACAAATAAAACAATCCGCTAATGAAAGTGGTTTCGGTGTATTTGAGGTAAGTAGATTATTAGATGACCATATAGGATATGATACACCATGGTTAATAACAGGTTCAACACCAATTGTATCTTCAACTAACAGCAATATTCGTTCATACGAAATATCATTTAACGAAGAATACGGAACATCCCCTTCATCATCTGTAGCTACAGGTTCGGCAGTATCGGCTTCTATACCTTCATTAACAACATTTATTCCAGCAGTACAAGAACGTGATGCAGGTTCTTTCAATTGGCAAAGTGGTTCATATGATGCGTTAACTAATGCCTCAAACGTCAATTCAACATTAAACTATAATTCATCACTAAATGCTCAAGTAGTAAGAGAAAGCGATTATTTAACGTTATCTACACTGAACGGTATAGCAAGAAATGGGAACCTAGTAAGTATAGTTTATAACGTATACAATGCAAATAAAACATCTGTATATAATGTTACGGTAAACAATTCTATAGTACCGACAACAACAGCAACTAAATTACTTCATGTAGGTGTAGGACCACAAAACCTAGCATCAGTAGGTACTTTAAGTATTTACTTTTCTAACCCAACACTATATCCTTATTATAGTGCACAATTAGTTTATACTAACGGATTAACTGATAAGCATTTTTATCAATTTGAATGTGAAACTTATGAAGGGGCAAATTTTGCATTTATAAACAAATTAGGTGTATTTGATTACTACCGTGCTACATTAGTAAACACTGAAGTAGAATCATTTAACCGAAAAACATATCAAGCACCTTACATAGATTATAGTACAACAACATCTACTATATCTTATGATTACGCAAGAAGAGGTGAAACACAATATCATAACGGAATTAACAATACTTATACTGTAGAAACTGATTGGTTAACACAAGAACAAGCCGATTGGTTATTTGAGTTATTTGAATCACCAAGTGTTTATGTTCAACAAGGTAGTAATTTTGTAGGAATAATAATTACAAATGCTAACGAGGCATATAAAACAAATCCTAAGGGACAAAAGGTGTATAAACTAACAATACAATATAGAAAATCTAATTCTAAGAAATCAAGATACTAAATGACCGATTTAATACTTAGAGTCTATTACGATGGACAATGGCAAGATTTGGATGTTGATAGCAACATCCCCTTGCGTTTAGACATATCAGCAGTAGAAAATACAGATATAGGTGCTATATATGGTGTTGGTTCACAACAATTCCAATTACCCGGTACAAGACGTAATAACGCTTTTTTTAAAGGAGCATATAAAGTAGGAGCAACTAACGTTCCTGCTTTTTATAGTATTATTGATTGTGAAGTATTATATGGTGGAGAATTACTAATACAAGGTTCTTTACAATTAGACCAAGTTATTACTGATGACAATGAATTTATTGAATACACAGTAACAGTAACAGACCAATCAGTCCAATTTATTACTCAATTACAAGATAAACTAATTAGAAATGCTAATTGGAGTGATTTAGACCATGAACTAAGTGCCGCTAGTATAACGGGTTCTTGGAATGGTACATTAGCAGGAGGTGCTATATTCTATCCATTAGCGGATTACGGAAATAACAATCCAGACCAATTTCCTACAATACCAAGAATACAAGTTGGTGGTTCAGTAGGTTGTATTGACAACATTACTTCATCAATGGCGTTACAACAATTTTTACCGGCGGTAGAAGTTAGAACGTTAATTGATAAAATAGCAGACCAAGTTGGGTTTAAAATTACATCATCATTATTGAATAGTCCAGCATTCGATGATTTATATTACTTACCTAAAGGACAAAATGAATTAGGACCTGTAGTAACAGGAAACAATGGTACATTAGAAGCATCATTCGGTGCAACAGAACAAACTTGGGGACCTATAATATCAGGACAATTAGATTCTACAACTGTAGTATATGAAAACGTAATAACACAAAGTGGTGTTAATTATGATAGTGCAAGTGGAGTTTATACTATTGGAGTAGATGGTTTCTATAATTTTACAGCTAACCTTACTGTAGATAACCCATCAAATGTATTTAACGGAGCACAATTAGCATTTGGTGTATTTAAAAACGTTACAGGTGTAGGAGGTTCTTACATTGATTATAACGAATTTTATTATGCTCCTAGTTCGGGATATAGTCCAATAGGACAATTACCAACTTCATTAACAACCACTTTCGAAGGACCATTAAATGCTGGAGATGAAATCGATATTAGATTAACATTATTTCCACCAACAGGTTCATTTAACAATACTTATCCTATTTTTACAACAGCATCTGCTGCTGATAACGCATTTGCTACATTAGGACAATCCGCTCAAAATCAAATATGGACGGGAACTACGGTTAGTATGGGACAACAATTTGATTCCCAAGCTAAATCGATAGACATACTTAAAGGTATTTTAACACAATTTAATGCCGTAGCAGTTCCAGAACCAAATTCATCTAAAGTAATTCGTATTGAAAATTTCGATACGTATATGGC